TGAAGGGCTGGTCCCCTAAGGGTCCCTGCCAACCTTCCAGGTTGCCATATCTTTAGAACGTCAGATCTTTCCGCCGCCTTCGATTCCTTTTAGGTATCGAATAACAGTATGCAGAAGTGTGACCCAATCTTATAGATAGGGAAATGCCAACAGTATGCATTCTTAACTGTTAAAGCCAGATTAATTACATGAATCCAGAGCTCACTTTGGTTTATTCACCTCCGGGCAGTCCAGAAGGTCCATCATATGGTAGTACCCGATTGGGCACTAATGATGTCTTCATCCCGATGTTTAAAGTCGGAATGGACCCCTGAATGAACGCACTCCACATCCGATAATATCTCAGATGTATTGGAGTAACCCCAGAGTATGAGCTGCTTAACCCTTCAAGTCCCTCCGGTCTGGCAAAAGTCAGAACCGCAGGAGATGCCGAAGCCAGATCATTGAGAGTCTCTAAGAGATCCCAATATCTGTGAAAGAATCCATAGGGCAGATTCGTTTCCATGTCGTGGAAAGATGGTAGTACTAACATTGGGTTACCCCGATGTTTTCCTGCCATACCTTCAACATTGAACAGTGCATCTTGCACCGCATCAATGTACGACATCAACGCCGGAAGGAATAGTAAGTCTCACAACAGTGAGTACCATTCCCGAAGGTTCTGACCGAATTCTCTCGGCAATGGGGATATGGTTTCCCCAGTAATAAAGGTTTCACCATAAATATATGGTGGACCAAAATACTGAGGGGAGGATCCTAGCTGCAGTCTTACGACTGTTAGCCAGACATCCTCGTAGAACGGAAGTTCTGGAGTTAGATCAGCCAGAATGGGTTGTCTTTCGATAATCCCTTTGGCCGCAGTACTTGCCATTTCGTCAAGTAAATTGACTTTATTGGCAAGCATCTGCTCAGCCGGAATAAGTTTCCGCTGTACTCTTGGCACGATTTTAGCTATCCCTGACAGCTTAAAGTCGATACCAATCTGCACCATATCATTCACAACTTTTTTAAGTCGTGGTGAACCCATATTGAAGAACGCAACAGCATCATCGATGGTTTTCGGGAGAGATAGACCGAGAACGATTGTCCGGATTTGAGCTGAGAGTTTACCAAGCGGTTTGTTTAACTCCGCTAGGTTTCTCCATCCAAACCCGAAAGCTTTTAAAAGCTCGGATAGTGTAAGTTGGTATTTAATACCAAATTGCACCAGAGCAGGGAGCAGATTTTGAGCTGCCGCCATCTCTTTCAGGGGAACAGGACTGATATCAGTCCAAACCCCATCTGGAGCAATGTATATAGTCCGTTTTGCGAACTCTAGACATCGCCCAGTATCTGAAAGTAATGACTTATAGAGGTTAACCTCCATTCCCATCTCTTTCAAGAGTTGCAGATAAGAATCAGCAACCCTTTTATCCGCAATCACTAAGTCATCTCCTAAGACGGCATATTCTGTGAACCA